TCGGGTTAAAACACCTTAAAGTTATCAAAGAAGACACAATCAACAAATGGGACAAATTAGGCTTTTTAGAAGGTCTTAAAGGTCACATGAGAGAAAACGTAGCACAATTATACGAAAACCAAGCATCGTTCTTAATTAACGAAGCATCATCTACATCTGACACAGGTGCATTTGAAACAGTTGTTTTCCCAATTGTAAGACGTGTATTCTCTAAATTATTAGCGAATGACATCGTATCAGTACAAGCAATGAACTTACCTATCGGTAAATTATTTTACTTTGTACCTAACATTCAGGCTTACACTGACCCAGCTAACTTAGCTACTACAGGTATTCACTACGCACCTTATGGTTCACCAAACGCTGCGGCTGACCAAACACCAAACAGTGGTTATGACTACAACAACACTAAAGACCTTTACGATAGATTCTACGAAGGTAACGAACCAGCGTTAGACCCACCAGGTTTATTCGACTATTCTAAAGGACAATATTCTGCAATCACAGCTCCAGTTGTAACTGTATCTTGGTTAGCAGACCAATTAGTTCCAACAGGTTATAGTACTGACAACTACAGAAAAGTTCTTATTGTTATGTCAGGTTTTGCGGCTGATGGTGCTGGTAAATTAATCGGTCCTGATGGTCAACCAATGGACAACGAAGCGTTCTTATCTGATTTAACTATCTATGGTGTTGCAGGTAATAACTACACTTCAGGAAACACAACTAACCCTTACTTATTTAGAGTTGTAACTCAAAGATATGGTAAAGGTATTGTACAATATGGTAATAACAACTCTACGTTAGTATTCCCTAACAGTAAAACTGATGGTGGTCAATATGACAACATGTGTGATGCTGAAGGTAAAATCTACTTAGAAGTTGACTTACAAGTTCCAGTATGTATTACTTGTGGTGGTTCTATGGACGGTTACACAGGTTCAACATTCTCTTCTTCAACTGCTTCTGACAATGCATTTACTGCAACTTACAGAATCTACAAAAACTTAGAATTTGAAGATAGAATTGGTGAGGTATCTTTCGACCTTATGTCAGTTACAGTTTCTGTAACAGAAAGAAAATTAAGAGCTCAATGGTCTCCAGAAATGGCACAAGACGTTGCAGCGTTCCACAACATCGATGCTGAAGCTGAATTAACAGCTTTATTATCTGAGCAAGTTGCGGCTGAAATCGACCGTGAAATCTTAAGAGATTTACGTAAAGGTGCAGCTTGGAACTTACGTTGGGATTACAATGGTTGGAAACGTCTTGGTTCAAGTGCAGTTCCTTACACTCAAAAAGACTGGAATCAAACATTGATTACCGCTATCAACCAAATTTCGGCTCAAATCCACAAATCTACCTTAAGAGGTGGAGCTAACTGGATTGTTGTTTCTTCTGAAATCAGTGCTATCTTTGATGACTTGGAATACTTCCACGTATCAAACGCGGCTCCTGAGCAAGACCAATACAACATGGGTATTGAAAGAGTTGGTACATTAGCTGGTCGTTACCAAGTGTATAGAGACCCTTACTTCCCACCAAACCAAGTGTTGTTGGGTCACAAAGGTACGTCTTTACTTGACACAGGTTACATCTACGCACCGTATGTACCTCTACAATTAACACCTACAATGTACAATCCATTCAACTTTACACCTATCAAAGGTATAATGACGAGATACGCTAAGAAAATGGTTAATAACCGTTTCTACGGACGTATCACGGTTGATGGTGTACGTACATTCGACTTAAGAGAATTGAGATAATCAATATCTTATTTAGATACCAAAAAGGAGACAAGAAATTGTCTCCTTTTTTTATTTACAGAAAAATTAAACAGTTTATATTTATTATTAGATTTTAGATTATCAGTCCCCAGCCCTCAAAAGCTGTTGAGTGTTCACGGACACAAAGGTATTGGTAACATAGTCATTAACTATTTTAAAATTAAAAAAAAATGAATTACACAACAACTATCGTGAGCAAACCGACTGCTCACATCACAAAGAAAAAGTCGCGTTTAAAAATCTACAATGGTAATGTCGTATTCCTTAACGACAAAGATAATTTCGAATTCGAAATTCATAATCCAAAACAAACATCGGTTCTTTGTAAAATCAAACTGAATGGTCAGTATATCTCCACGAGTGGTATTATTTTACGACCAGGTCAAAGGGTGTTTTTAGAGCGTTTCCTTGACTCAAATAACAAGTTTGAGTTCAGTACCTATGAAGTTAAAGATACGTCCGAGAATCGTGATGCAATTGACTTAAATGGAGATGTAATGGTTGAGTTCTATGATGAACAGGAAGTTAGGATTTACCCTCACCTTTCAGGTGGAAATTGGAATACTGGTTGGTCACACATTAACACAGGTTCTCCATATTATGGTGATATAACTTTTACCAATAACTCATCAAACGCATATTTTACTAATACATCATCAGTTGTTGGAGAAACAAACACATTTGAAGTTCCAAACATCAGAAGTGTTAAATCTAAAAAATCTATTGAAACAGGTAGGGTTGAAAAAGGTGAAAAATCAAATCAACAATTTACCAATTCATCAAATCAAACTTTTAATTTTTTGGTATCTAACTCTATAAGATTTAAAATATTACCATTAGGTAATAAAAATGTCACCACAGAGGATATTAAACATTACTGTACCGAATGTGGTATCAAGACAAAATCAAAATATAAATTTTGTCCGTCTTGTGGTAACAAATTATAATAAATAAAAAGGGGGTTCCGTGAGACCCCTTTTTATTTTAACATTCTAAGTGATTTAGAAACAATTTCAGATTCGGTTAACGAATATAACCCATTCTTAAATCCCATTTGAACCGCCCTAATTAACATGAATTTTGCCTGTTCTTCTGACAAGTTATCTATTAGATTTTCAATATCTTCAGGTTTGTATATTGCAACATCTTCAAATAGGTAAGCAATTGGTTGTTTTTCTTGTTCCATAATGTATTAACGATATATTTATAGTAAGTATATGAAAAGAAATAGAATTAGTGAAGCTACGGGTTCTGGAAATGCTGGAAATTTCAGAGTGCCGATAGTATTATCTCCACAACCGTGGACAGAAGACCAAGTTGCACCATTCACTAATCCTGTTTATAGTTATAATAACGCAGAGTTAGCATATGAAGAAGCTGACGGTGATTTTAAAGGAACACCAGAAGAAAGAGCTCGAATAGAAAAAAGAACCGATAAAATATCCCAAGTAGATAAATATCTAAAAAGTTTCTATACAGGACAAAATGATGAAGATGGTAGTAATCTTGGTAATGTTGAAAGTCCTGAAAAAATAATTCAACGAGCGGTAGGTCCATTAAAAGAAGATTTAGCAGTTTGGTTTGGAACAAAGAAAAAACCAAAAGGAAGTAAACAACCTAGTGGTCCTTGGGTTAATATTTGTAGAAAAAAAGAAGGTGGTGGTCACCCACCATGTGGAAGACCTGAAGCTTCAGATAAAGGATATCCAAAATGTAGAGCCGCAGGGGTTGCGTCTAAAATGAGTGATTCTGAAAAGAAATCTGCGTGTGCTCAAAAAAGAAAAGAAGAGAAAAAAGACCCAAAAGTTGGTACAGGTAATAAACCAACTATGGTATCTTACAAACCAAAAAATGAATCATTAAAGGATGTAATAAAAAATGTTCTTAATGAATATAAAAAATCTATTTGACAACACTATCATTAAATGATGTTGTATCTATTTTTTTAGGTTGAATTAATTTAGTGTCTTTTTTTGGTATTGAAACATTAATTGGTTTTGGGCGTTCAATAAAAAGAGTATCGTGTATAATTTCTTTTTCAAGGGTTATTGGTGTTTCAATAACTTCAGTTTTTTCTTTCTTAATTGGGTTATTATTATAAATCGTTTTATAAATGTTAATTGAAACTGATGTAATTAACGCACATACTATTAATATAATTAACAGCCCAAAATAAAACGTATATTTGAAAGAATTGTTTTTCATTAGATGCTATGTAATATATTTTGAAGTGAATGTTTAATGTTTGACGTAATTTCTTTTTCAAAAATTTCTCTGCGTTTTTCTATTTCATTATCAAATATAGATACAAGACTTTCCCAACAATTTTTTTCTAAAAAAACCGTATAAGAATATACGTGATTAATTACCTTAACGTTATTACCCTCTAAAATAACAAAGATTTGATGTTCTTCATTTCTAATGTAACGTTTATTAGAAATTGGTGTTAACAATAAAATGGTTTCTTCTTTACCAATAAGTTTTTTACAAATAGAAATACAATCTCTCTCATATTCCGATTTTTGCATAGGTGGAGTTGATAATCTAACTAAAGAAATGTACCATTTTTGAATTGAGCGTTTTAAATTGTGTGGTGAAAGATTCATATGTGTATTTTTATTTGACTACAAAAGTAAACAAAAACTTTAAATAAAAAAACAACTGATATAAAAAAATTAACAATAAGCTCCAGAGCACTGTCTTTTACCGTCCAATCCTTTGATTTTACCCTTACATACTTGAACAGCGTATCCGTTAGCGTATGCTGATGGGTAAACTTTGAATTTTGACTTAGCCGCAGATTTACCTCTTGCACAAAGTGGAGTTCCTGTTTTTTTTCTACCTTCATTCATTTCTTCAAAATCAACATATTGTGATTCTTTTTCCATTTCATTTTTTAAGAAATCAAAAACTTGGTCAATATTTGTTTTGGCTTCGGAGATATGGTCATCTGCCCAATCATGTCCATTTTGTAGTATTTGGTCAACTGTTGATGGGTCCATCCCCATAATCATCTCAAGTTGTCTTTTCATTTGTTTTAAATTCGAAAAGAACATATAATTTGCTTCGTCTTGTTCTGTAAGAACTTTTTTAACAATTCTGTTTAAGTCTGATTCATTAAACATACTACTAACTTTATCCGAAACTTTTTGTAATTCGGAGTTTACTGGCGAAATTTTAATTCCAATCTTTTCATAAAATGGTTTAACGTATGTATCCCAATCACGACCTGACCAAATATCTTGGCCAATCCAAGTTTCTAAATCTTGTCCTCCTCTTATACCAAAAGATTTTTTTAGATTTAAATAATCTTGTTTATTATTAATTTGGTCAAAAACAAGTTTAATACTATCTAAATCCGTACCTCCACCTTTCATCGCCTTTTCCAACATATTTGCAAGATTGGCGTAATTTGGGTTAGTTGTATTTTCGTTAATAACTTTTTTAACAATTCTGTTTAAGTCTGATTCGGTTAATTTTACTGTTTTCATATTATTGTCTAAATGATGTATTATTTGTTTTATAATTAACAATATTAAATGTTAATTCTTTCTTATAAGTATCTTTCTCACCTGAAGTGTTCACTTGAA